TCTGAGCACCAGTGCTAAAGAGCCCCGTGCCGAAGGCCAGTTGTTGCTGGCCTGCTTGCTGCGCTTGTGCGGCCAGCGCAGCGTCTTGCTGAGCCAGCGCGTTGTAGTACGCCTCCAGTTCAGGGTTAGCAGCGCCAAGGCCAGCACCGCCACCAGGACGCATACCTGTGCCGCCAACAGCCAAGCCACCTCGACCTGTCTGGAACAATTGATTCTGAAGGCCAGCATATTGCCGCTCACGACTGGGGGCCAGCAACGCCTGTTGGCTCGCCATGTACTTGGCGGCAACCTGCTCTGGCGTCTCTGCCAGATACTGCTGCCCCAGGCCAAAGAGACTAGCGCCTGCGCCTGCAAGCGGCGCAAATTGCGACGGAGCCATCTCAGCCTGGGTCAGTCCCTGGCCAGCTAACCCCAACAAGCGCTGCTGATAGGCTTGAAACTCAGGAGCAAGCTGGTAGCCCGCGCCCGAAACGCGCCCTTCTGGGCCGTAGTCAAACTGCGACTGACCGAAGCGCGTCGTGATGCCTACCGGGCGAAAGCGCGACTCTTCAGCAGCCATTCGTGCGGCGTCTCGCTGTGCTGCGGCTTGTGCCTCTGCGGCTTTCTCTGCGGCGCTTCCCGCCATTGCGCCACCAAGGAGGCTAGCGCCACCTAAGACAAGTGCTGATTCGATGCCCATCACGCTCTCCTAACAAATATTTGGTGGGGTTTGTTATCCAACCCCATGAAGTCTTTGAAAAACTCAAACTCAAGAAGACCAAGAAATTTCGCGTGCTTTTTATCGCCGATCTCGTGTATCGCGTAAAGATCAGGCATATTTTTCAGATCGTCGATCATGCGGAGCTTCACAGTCTTTGACCACCGATGGCAGTCGCAATGAATGAACTGCACGCCCGCATGATGTTCAATATAGAGCGTGTAATCATCATTGACGACAACCGGCGTTTTCACGCAGTCCGTTTCCACATATAGACCGTGATGTACGGCTGATAGTTGGCGTTGGTGCCAGACGAGCCAGCGGACTGAATGCTGATGCCTGTGACCGCTGAATCTGTTGTTGCCGATTGATTTGTCGCTTGAAACGTATCCCCACCAATAGATATATTGTTAACAGCAGCAGGCTTGATATATCCGTGAGCATGGCCCGAATCTGTAACGCTGTGGGTGTGGCTGACTGTGATTGCGTCTGCACTACCACCTGTTTCTTCAGCCGTGTCAAACAACGCATTAGCGGCGTTAAAGCCAACCGGAACCCGCCCAGCACCAAACGCTGACCAAGTGCCAAAGCCAAGCAACGTGCCGGGGTTTGTGCTGTTAGTAGCATTGATGTAGATGGATCCAACCGGATGCAATGCGGCCATAGCGGCCTGCACAAAAGCCGTGGTGGCTAGGCTGGTGTCGTTATCGCCAAAGGATTGTGTGACGCCAACAGCCCCAGAAGGAAGTGTGACAGTCCCAGTAAAAGTCGGCGAGGCCAGATCAGCCTTCGTCGCCACCGCGATTGCAATATTGGCGAACTCGGTGTTGATCTCCGTGCCCTTGACGATCTTGAGCGGATCGCCAGATGCCAGCGCATCCTTGGTCGCAAAGTTTGTGCTTTGAACGTAATCGCTCACGATAGTTTCCCTTCTTTAGCCTGGATTTCGATCTTCTGGATCGACATAGATGAGCCGTTGATGTCGCTCTCGTAACCTGTTTGTACGATCTTGCCGCTACCGCTGGCTTGCGCTTGCAATTGCTGCAACGCAACGCCATCAGAGTATTGAGCAACAGGCACGCCGTTAGCGCCATACTCGGCCACACCGTACTGCGATTCGCCCTGAGTCGGGATGTACATATTCGCCGACAAGTAATTTGTCGAGAAATCGAAGCCCCACTTGGCTGTGACGTACTGGTTAGAACCGCCAATGACGATCACCTTCAAGCGCTTTAAGATTGATGTGACGTTCTGATCGCCCAGGTCAGCGTGGTTCGTGTAGTACTGCATCCGGTAAGAGGATGTGTAGTCTTTGAACGTCCCGTACTTTCCGATGTACCCCAACTTGCCAATCAGCAAATCGCCGTTGCGCCTAGAGTAAAGCGCCGTCGGCTCAATTGAGTTCCAGGTCGTGATGCGATACGCGCCATCTTGCAACTGTATACGGGTGTCAAAGCAATAAACCTCTTTGACCGTCGGCAGCGTCAACAGATAAAACGCCTCTTTTTCAGAGTAGACCGATTTGATGTTAGCAAGCGTTTCGCCGCTCACGATGTTCATCAAGTCGTTTCGGACGTTCTTTGACAAGTCACCCAGAGGCGCTGACTTCTCAATGATCGTCCGCGCAAAAGAGCGCAGACCTGAGTTAGACAAGAACAGAACATCTTTGCCGGTGGTCTGAATCGAATCACGCGCAATGCAACCGATACCCCCTACCGTGTCCCCGAGAGACATGGTGGATGGTGTAGTGGCGTTGGCATAGACCAGAATCTGGCGCTTGCCGAAAATGATCAGGAAGCCGTTGTGCGCGGCCAGCCCTTGCACTTCATCTGCGCCGTTGGGCCAGACGCGATCAACGTTGAGTGACCCCGAGGTGCCGGTAGACCATACATGGCCGGTCAGCAAGTCAGAGAAGTACACCGTGTTCTTGATGGTGGCGGTGTTGGCAACCCACAAGCGGCCAAAGGCAGCGATCACAATGTTGCCGCTGGGCACCGTGCCGACGTAGCCTGTCTTCTCAGTAACGCGGCGATAGGTCGTCGTGCTCACCGCCGGGTCAAAGATCAGCGGGTCGTGGCCGGTCTGGAAGAAGTAGGTGGGTTATACCCCCTCCCCCATAGGTCAACTCTACGACAGCATTGGAGCCATCGAGCTTGAACAGTTTATTGTTGCCAGCAAACAGAACGGTCAGCGTGCCGTCCGGTTGCACCAGTTCGTGAATCACTCCGACGTTGTTAGCGCCCAAGTTGCCTGACGAGCTGTTAACGCGGCTCCACCCTTTGCGCGAGCCGATGCGGCCATACTGATCGATGATGCAGTTGGTCGCCACCAGCGCAAAGCCAGCATTCAAATCAAGAGGCGAGTCTTGAGTGTTCAGCCCGTAAAAACCGGGGGCTGAAATGCTGTAGGTGGAAAGTGGTTCGCTCATACCGCGACAAATTCCTGGCTGTCGGGGAAACGAGTAGCTTCCAGCGCAATGTAGTCTGAGAGCATGGCGCGGTACAACTGATAGGCTTCAGACGAGGACAGTCCACCGTCTTCACCGCGCTCGGCCAGCGCACGCGCAAAGGCGTTCTGGATCACCAGTGCGCTAGGCACCAAAAGCACAGTACCGTCGGAGGCCAGATCAGCCTGGGGAATCGTCAGCGTAAATTGCAATGCGTAGACGCCATCAGGACGAGGATAGAGCGTCACCTTGGCGTCGTTGTTAACATCGACCCCCTCGAAAATGAACTCGCTTGGGATGCCAGAGACTGGCGTAGCAAAGTTCTGCCGCCGATTCATCAGCGGAAAGGAGATGTTCTTCAGGCCGACGTTGGAGGTGATGTTAATCGAATCCTGCAACTGGAACTTCTGGCCTGCGCCAGTCAATGAATACTTGTAAGTATTTGCGACAGTATTGACCGCGAGGTCTTGCGAGAGCACATCCCAGTTAAAGGCGTCTTCAATTTGACGCTTGGCATCGTTGACGAACTTGCCGATAAGCGACGAGTAGGTTGTTTCGCCATTGGTAGAAACAGTCGTTTCACGCAACCGCGCCAACACTTCATTGATCAGTTGTAGGTAGGTCATGTTCTTGTCAGCCCCACTTCTTCAAATGTTGCAATAAAACTAAAAGAACTGCCCGATTCAGTCGTTATTTTGAGTTTATCGCCTTCTTCTAAAACGATATAGGCATTGCCATCAAACTGCAAATATTCTTTTGATGTAAAGGTGTAGCTAGTTAATATGTCAAGAGTTGTACTGGCACTTGCGTCAAACCATTGAACAGTTATGTGCTTGGTTGCCACGCCTGTGTTGTGGATGTACATCACGGTGAACTTGGCGTAATAGCCCGTTGGACAGGTATAGATTGTCGTATCAACTGCCGCTGTAGGACTAACTCCAACCGATAGGGCTCTCACTTCTTGTTCCTTGCTGAGATTGCTTTAGCTTTGGCTACGGCATCCGCTTTGGACGATGCGCCCCAAGCCTTGAGGGACAGAAGCAAGCGAGTCGGTTCGCCGTCCTTGTACTCAGGCCCAGGCATATTGCCCATTCGCGCTAAGAAGGAGGCCCGTCTAGGGTTGTCGCCCGACTTTACCGGGGCTTTAAGACTGCCCCCGGTAGCAGCATTATAGGACGATCTCCCCTTGGCGTTCAAGCCGCCAGAGGGAGATTTTCCTTCTTTTCGCTGCCAAGCGGGGGTCTTCATTTCTTCGCCTTTTTGGGTGGCGTGTGGGTCAGGGTCTTGCTTTGCGCCGTGTGCTTTGCGCCCGTCATCAAGACCCCGCCTTCCTTGTGAATCGGGCCTTTGTAGACTTTGCCATCCGGCAGGTAGTGTGTGGCCGTTTTGCTCATCGCTTTGGCTTCTTGGCAGTCTTGGCGGCTTTCTTAAAATCCGCGTTAGTGGGCGCGGCCTTGGAGCCGACTTTGTTCATCTTCTCGCCAGAGCCAGCTTTTATCCGCGCTTGCTTGGCATTGATGTTGGCGTAAAGACCGGGTTTCATTTTTTCTTTGCCTTTCCTGCTTGCGACAGTGCAATGGCGATAGCCTGCTTGGGATTCTTGACCACCTTCTTGTTAGAGGTCAATTCCCCAGCCTTGTACTCGCGCATGACCTTGCTGATTTTCTTCTCAGCCTTGGTCTTCATTTTTTGCCTCGGGTCATCTTGTTGGTCATCGTGCGCTGGCCACGGACGGGCAGCTTGGGCTTGCCAACAGCCACCATGATGGTGACCGGAGTGCCGCCCTTTTTGGCAGGCGCTTTGGGCGTAGACATTTTGGGTGCTTTTCCGTACATGATCAATCCTTAGATGGTTACTTCTTTACGAGGACGGCCCCGTTGCGGAGGCATCTGTTGCGTCGGGCGAAGCGGCGTAATGTTTCGGTCAACCTCAGTCGGCGACGGATCATCGATGCGGACGTACCCGGCATGACCGCGCATTGAATCAATATCGTGCTGAAGAGTGAACGTCACCGTATTGCCACTCTGAAGACAGCGAAATGTTGCCATTTGAATCCTTAGAAAACAGGGGGCTTGTGGCCCCCTGCTGTTTAGACCATGCGAGCGATAACCAGCTTGACAGTCGTAGAAGCCAAGTTAACCGCCCCACCAGTAGTATTGGTGCTGGCAATGGTAACGGTGTTGGCAGCAGAAACGTATGCGCGACGGACAAGCCCGCCTTCGCTTACGCCAGTCGAAAGACCGATCACCATATCGCCCAAGGCAACGCCAGGAACGGTCACGGTGTCGGTGCCAGTGGCCTGATCTGCAACTTCAGCGGTGTCCAAAGTGCAGGTAACAGCCCATGTATCCGAGTAGATACCACGGAATTGATCATTTCCCCGACGGGAAGTGATAGCGGTAGCAGCAGCCATTTATATCTCCTTAAAAAGAAGCCCCCCGGCTTGTGGCCAGGGGGCAGTTCATTAGGCCGGGACGGCCAGAGCGAAGGCGGCAGAAGCGTTGGCAGCGGTGCTGGTTGCGCTGGTACGCAGAGCTTTCACGCCGTACAGGGTGTCAGCCGTGAACAGGGTACCGAGGTATTCCTGCTTGTACTGAGTCTGCGAACGAATGCCCAGCTGCTCAATAAGCACCATCGCATCGCGGTGGCCCATCAGGCAGATACGGTCAGCAGCGCTATTGCCAGCGCCGGTGTCGGCGTTGGACGAAGCGAACACAGCCATACCGTACAGCTGACCGATTTCACCGTTGCGGATAGCATCGCCGTTGCCGACGAACGCTTGCTCGGTGTAGCGGGCCAGACCCATCAGGGTGTTGCGGCTCGACGGGGGGATCAGGAAGAAACGGCCATCCATCGGGATGTCGTTGTCGTCCAGACGCTGGATGGTGCGACGAATCGCAGCATCGGTCAGCGCGGCAGCGTTGGAGGTCGTGCTGTTGTAAGCAGTCGTGCCATCAGAGCCGATGAAAGCCTTGGTGGTCGTGTTGCTAGTGGCATAGTCGTCCGTGCCAACAGTAGCGCCGTTGAAGCTGCGGCCCAATTGAACCAGATCGGTATCGATGCGACGAGCCAGAGCGTAGCCAGCGTCTTCCGTGTAGAAAGAGCGCAGCGAGGTCAGGGCTTGCACTTCGACGATGTCCTCGATCAAGCGGCTGTATTCATAGTGCTTGTTGATCAGCACTTGAATGTTGGTGTCGCTCTCTGCAATCAGAGTAACGGCATCAGTTGCAGCTTTGGCCGAAGCATTGCCACGAGCAGGCGAGGGGATGTTAACCGTGTCACCCTTTTTGCCTTTGAAAGACATCTTCTTGACCAAGTTGGCCAGGACGAGGTTTTTCTTATAGGCGGCAACAATTTCATCACTCCAAATTTCAGGAATGAAGTTAGCTGCGGAGGTGGTGGTAACGCTATTAGTGGGGGAAAAGGCGGTGTTTGCCATAGTTAAATCTCCAAAAGTGGTTTATCGAACCCGACCCTCTGCATACGCAACCATGATTTCATCAGAAAGGGCTTCGTAGCGGGACGGGTCTGTCATCTTGAGCCTAATAAGGTCGGACCGGCGGTAGACGCGCTTGGAACTCTCGCCAGAGCCACCAGTGTCAACTTGCGCTGCTTTCATGTTCTGCTTTCTGACGGCATCTCCTGCCTTCTCAGTTTGCTGAACCTTAACGCCGCGCAGTTGCTTGAAGGTGGACAACAGTTCATTGGCCGAATCGTAATCAAACTCACCATCAGCCTTCGCATACAGACCCACCCGAACTGGCGAGGATTTTACCCACGCCGCAAAGTCAGGGTCTTGCACCAGTTGAGCGTAGTCAGGGTGCTCTTGCGATAGCTTTTGTTGAATCTGCATCCGTTTGAAATCAGCAGCAGCTTGACGCGCTGCAACAACATCCGGGTGACGATCTACGGTTTTCTGGACTGCCTTTTGAGGATTCTCAAAGAAATCTACTTCAGGCTCTTCCTCTTGAATAGGTTGTTGCTTAGAACCGAGGTTCTGCTTGATGAGTTCATCCGCGAGCTTGCGAACTTCGCCGACTTCTTGCGCCTGCTTACCGATTAGCTTTTCAGCCTCTTGGTGCATACGAATAACGTCTTCGAGACTTTTGGCCCGATATTTCTCGGGAATCTCTACTACTTGTTTCGCTTCCTCAGCTTCGATCTCACTGGGCAATTCGGATTCTTGGTCAATCAACATATGGTTCCTGCCATTTTGGTTGTAGGAGATTCAACTCGGCATTCCTGCTTATGAGTTGGCTTTGCGTTCCGCATTCAATTTGTCGGTGTGCCGTTGCTCAAACCGTCCGTAAGCAGACGGGAAGTGCCCAGACCAACCTTCCAAATTGAACTTTGGAGCGCTAATCGTGCGCGAGGCAACACCCCCGCACGAACACAAAATGCTGGCCGTCTCATAATCGGTCAGGCACTCAGTGCGTTGTCCGCATTCGCAGACAAATTCATACATTCTCAGCATTCAAATCCTCATATGCACGTTCGCTGATCTGCTTGAGATTTCTCAGCCAAGTCAGGATTGAAAGTTCACCCTGACGAAAGTGTAAGGTTTTTTCATCGGGAATGGTAGAAATATTATTTAGTGGTTCGATCATTTTGTCAATATCCTCGATCAGGTCTAGCCAGCCCTGCTGCGAGAACATACTAAATCGTTCTTCGTAATACTT